TGATGCCGAAACCAGACTTGCCGGTTACAGTTGAACCAGCACCTAGTGTTACAGCAAAGTTCTGGCTGTTGATATCGCCAATTGATAGCGATGCATCAGCCTGAATGAGATACGTTGCAGCAGCTTCATCAACTACCTGTGCGTAAATCTCTGAAGCTGAAGTATTAGCGGGCCAGTAACGGCTCCACTTTGGCTCGCCATTCTGAACATAACGGCAGCCCATGAAAACACCGCGAGCAAAATCTTCCGTCGAGGTGATTACCTGTACATACCCGCTCACAACCTTTACAATGTCGCCCATGAAGATATTTGAAGAATAGCCAGTGGAAACTGGATACTCGTTAGTACCTTGTGTGTTATAGGCGGCACCAGCAATGCGTGAAGGAGTAAGACCGGATAGTGTCTTTGAAGTAGTCATATTACACTTTCCCTTCTTATTTGATAGACATTGACAAGTGCAAGATTAGTGTGAAGAGGTTCAAATCTACTTAGTCCTGAAACGAAGGAGACTTCCCCCTACTGACATTTGTCTTGCTGTTTACAGAAATTGGCATGCGACTGTCTGAGTTACTCAGTAGCTGAGAATTGACAGCCTGTACCATTTCCCTGCTCCTATTCTCATAGAAGCGTTGGCGAGATTCAGCTAGCTCGGCTGGCATCTTTGCCAGTGCTAGATCTCCACGGCAGACAGCACCCGAATAACGCCCTCCCTCTCTCACGGCAGAGGATGCCATCATCTCTGGAACCTCGTCAGCTTGAACTAGTTCCCAACCTTCCGCTAGACGCTTACCAATATTCTGGTAATCTTCTTCGTTCTTGATTGAAATCCTAATCCATCGAAGAGCATTTCCGCTATTTGAAAATCGCTGGCGGACAGTTTCCGGAATGTCCAGCCAGTTTGGCTCCTCGAATACAAGCTTACGCTTTTCGTTCTCGCGAGTGTTGGCAGTTCGTGAATTTAGTTCCCGTGTCATTGTTTATTTCCTTCCACGCTTAGTTTTGTGTATATCAGATTGGAGTGTAGTCGCCATTAGCCTGTTCAGCCTTAAGCTTTTCCGCTGCATATCTTTCAAGTGGAATACCCCACTTCTGTGCAAGTCGGACATCCTCTTGTGTGAGCTTGACCTTGTTGCCACGAGAAGTTGTAGAGGCTTTGGATGTGCGTGACGCACCCGAAACCACCTGAGAAGGACGTGACGCCGCCTTCGTAGCGTTTGTAGCATTCCCAGAATCATCTTCAGACTCATCTTGGGAATTTACCTTTAGATCCTTGAACTTCTGCGGAAACTGACGAGAAAGCCTTGAATCGACCTCATCGTAGTACTCATCATCAGAAGGATCAAATCCCTCTTCCTTTAACTGGGCATCAATGAGAAGAGCCGCATTGGTCATGATCTGGTCCTTGCCAAACCACTCATTCTTAGATGCCCACTGAATAGCCTTTGGATCGTACTGCCCCTGCTTCTGTTGATTCTGAGCAGGAGTTTCCTTTGTCTGCTGCGCCTCAAGACGGTTTGTGTACTCTTCCAGATCCTGACGACGCTGACGAACCTGAGTCATCTCGGCATAAGCTCGGCTCATTTCCTCTTGAGCCTTAAGCATGCCGTCCGTGTCAGAACTCTCTGCTGCCCGCTTGAATAGATCCTTGGCAGAATCAATTCGTGTCTTTAGTTGGCTTTCGGTGCTTTCAATCGTACTCTTGATACTGGTTGAAAGCTCCTTTTCACGAACCTGTACGGAAGTCCTTAGCTTTTCGACCTCGTCACGAAGCTTAGAAATCTCTTCTTCGCGTTCCTTACGCTGCTTGATAAGCTGGCGAATACGCTTCTGAGCGCCGCGAGTTTCGATGCCTTCCAGTTCCTTAGATTCTGGATTAGGCTGGGCTTCTGATTGATTTCCAACTTCTGCTGTGTCATTATTGGACCTTGTATCCGAAGATTCCTCAGTTCGTGTAACTTCAATGTTCGTTTCAGGAGCAGTCTGGGCTTTCTTTTGCTCATTAGACTTGTCTTCCTGACCTTCGATTTCAAACTCTACCTTCTTGCCCGCACCATCCGCAGACAGATCAATAGTTGACCAACCATTGTCAACCTTGTCATTAGCCATTTTGTTTCCTTTCAAACACGCGCTAGTTACGAAACTAACGATTACGTTGAGATGGGTTACATAGTAACATACTAGATGTTGCTATGCAAAACCAGTTATTCAAACTATTAGTTGGAGAGATTGTACGTCGTATCTAGATCCTTTGGATTGTCAAGTTTCATGATGATCTGATCATCGTAGACTAAAAGAAGCTTTACACCCTTGAATACAAACTTCTGGCCGATATGCTTTCCGTAACACACGTAGTCACCCTCAGAACACCAAGGGCCATTCGGGAACTTTGTAGTATCCTTGTACGCAATTTCGCCAATCTTCAGAACCTTGCCAATCGTGGTTAGATAAGCAACATCATCCTTTACCTTGTCTGGTAGGTATACTCCACCCTTTGTCTTGGCTCGGATTGAAACTGGACGAATAAGAACGTGATACGCTGGCAGCGTTGGCAGATCCTTCTTGTCAAGCTTTACACCTTCATCCGTAATCCACTCACCATTGTCAATAGCCTTGTCCATTTGAACATTAAACATGTCTTGGATTATCTTCCTTTCTTTCTATTGGTTTGATTGTCGGTTTCATCTTCATCGTCTTGGTCATAAAGTCGAGACTTTACTATGTGATGAAGAGTTTGTTTTGCTATTTCGATACCTTCAATTTTACCGACAACCTCACGATAGGAAGAATAATCTGAAGCTTGACCAGAGACAAGGAATTTTGTAAGCTCACCTATTTGCTTGTTTAACCCGACAAGCATTTCATCCCATATAACCATATTTTTATGTCTTTATCACTGCATCTTTGCTTGTGACTTATCCTGCTGAAGGATCTGGGAAAGGATATCGGCAGCCTTTAGTGCCTTGTCCTTTTCAATCCCCTGCTGTGTCTTGGCTAGATCCATGATTGCTTGAAGGGCAACAATAGCCTTCTTGTTGCTGCGATCTTTTTCCTTTTCATTGATTGCAGTACTTGTCTTGATGCCTTCCTTCATCATGTCAATCCGCATTGCAGTTTCCTTGAGATCAAGTTCCCTGTTACGCATTGCAGCATCAACGCTTTCCTTTGCTAGCTGGGCCTGTACCTTGTCCTGCTCAATCTGGAGACGCTGTGCTTCTAGCTGGACCATTTGGGCTTCTGGAGTGTTTGTCTGCTGCATCTGAGCCATTGCAGCATTAGCTTGCATGACTTGCTGGGCAGCTTGAGCCATTACCATTTCGATGACTTGAGGATCATTTGCGTTGATCTGTCCAGTCTGCTGTGCAGCTTGCATCATCTGTCGAGCAACGCCATTGACTTGCTCTTGGTACTTCATGACCATGTGTTCTTGGATGTTGGCCTGTAGGATTGGAGCTACACGCTGCATGATTGGACTTGCTCCATTCATTGGGTCCTGCAAGTACATCATCTTTGCTTGAACGTGTGCGTCGTGGTTCTGACCAACAAATGCCCTGATTGGCAGACCCTTGACGGCAGCCGCGATATCCGAGACCGGATCAAGAGGAACCGGCTCCACCTTGCGTGGCATGATCTTGTCCAGATTTGGAATGTTTGCTGCCTGTAGGATTGTCCTATTAAGAACCTCCATATCAAACATGCCGGGTGGAGATGACTGTGCGAGATTCATTGCCATCTGAGCCATCATCATCCTGTGTGCATTTGATGGAATGTTTGGATCAGATACTGGAACTACGTCAATCTTGCCATCAAAGTCAGAACGGAAAATGACAAGTGTTCCGTCTGGAACATCCAAGCCACTCTCTTCCGGAAGATACTCGTAGTTGATGCGAGCTAGAAGCTTGAACTCTTCCTTTTGTGCCTTGTGCAGACGCTTGTGGATTGCGCTGAAGAACTTGCTTGAAGCCTCCAGTAGAGCCATCGTAGTACCAACAGGACCGTAGTTACCAGCTTCCGAGATTACCTGTTCGGTCGTGTCGGCAAACTTCTGGGCTGCCGCACTGATAAACTGGAGCATCTGGAATAGTGTCTGTGAAGGCTCCTTGTACGGTAGTGGAATGATCATCTTTGTCAGATCATTACCGACTGCCTCGACTTCCTTCCATTCACCGGGTGCAATAGGATTGTTGTCTCCTACAATACGGACACCCTTTGCCTTGAAACCACCAGCTAGGTTTGCAAACTGACCAGCATCAACAAGACTCCGCATTGCGGCAGTAGCCGTCAGCGTCATGTTTCCAAGGAAATGAATAAGACCTAATCCGTAGAATCCGAAACCCGGTACAAACTTGTAGTGCGTAAAGTAGATCTTCTTTTCCTTGCGCTTGTCATCTTTGTCATAGTTCCTGCGGATAGACAAGACCTTCCTGCTTTCATCCTCTACCGTAATGATATACGGAAGTGGAACCATTTCGTTATGATTCTTTGGAATAAACTTCTTTGGTAGCTCCAGATAGCAGTGATGCTCCAGTACCGTGTACTGGGGATCCATGCTAAGTGATGGAGACATGCCCATGATCGAATCAATCTTCTGACCAATGGTTGTCTGCTTTGGCATTGGAGCATCAGTCAGGTTTACATCACGGAACCTACCGGATGAAACTGCTCTGATCATCTCTACTGGACTGTAGTAGATTACATGAGTGTAGCGATCTGCTCTACGAAGATCAGTTGCATTGTAGGACACGTAGAACTGGTCAATAGGGACAAACTCTGAAACTGGTCTATTAAGGTTCTCGTCAAAGTAGATCTTCTTGAATGCGGATCCAATAAGTGGCAGATGGAATAGCATCCGCTCAAACTCATCAAAGTATTCTGGCATTAGTTCAGTGATCTGGTAGTTCATGAAATCCTTGATGCGCTTGGCTTGGTTTTCACGCTCAACGCTAAACTCACCCAAAATCTGCGTCTTAATTGGACCAGCAGGAGGAAAGAGTTCCTGAGTAGCCTTTGACTGGAACTTGACTGCTGACTCAATTAGGACAGGATGTACTGCCGTGCAAGCACCTTCAAATGGCTCTGATGTCTCCTCAAGCTTCAGACCGAGAAGATCAAAACCTCTCTCAAACATGCTTTCCCACTCAGCTCTTGACTGCTTGTCGGCTTCAAAGTGGTCAAATACCATGCTTGAGATTTCATTAAGTAGCTGATCATCCAGATCGTCAACTAGGTTCCTGTAGAAATCCTCTTCGTCTTCCATTCCATTGGAGTCTTCATCCTCCATTTCAGAGGATTCAAATTCGACGGTAACTTCTCCGCTGATTGGATCAACCTCAATGGAAGTCTCTGAACCGCTGAAATCAGTCTGCTCGATTTCAATCTTTGGTTCAGCAGTA